ATGAGCATAAAGATTGATAAAAGCGCATACGAGAAGCTAATCAAAGAGGATTTAGATTTTCTCAATAAACATTGCCCGGATGGCTTAGAATTAGACCATATTAAGTTAATTGTTTGTAGTTCTATTGATTGGCATTATCCTGATAAGAACACTTGTACAGCGTTGAAAAGGATAGAGAATAGGCTTAAAGTTGAACTTCAGAAGCAAAAGGACGCAGGTAAGCAATTTCTATCCGATCAGGAAATAGACGGCTTGATTGATAGCATACTGAAAGAAGAATAACCTTCAATACAAAGTAGAAATGAGCAAAAAAATCTCCATAAAAGTAACTGAAGCACAACCGCTTCCTTGCCCTTATTGCAATGGTTTTTACGGTTATCAGTATAGTGATCTGTTTAGAATGAGTTACACGAGTGTGCATAATTCTGACGGTACATATTCCGGTGGGGAATATTCCGATGGAGTTTCCTTAAACAAGAGTAAAACAGCTTATTGTGTGAATTGTGGTACCAAACTACCTTTTACCCTAATACGTGAAGGTGAGGAACAAGTCGAATAATTAAAAATAATAGAGATATGAATAAAGAAGAAATCATTAAGCAATGTCTATCATTGATAGACGGTTTTGATGGAAGTGATACCGAGTACCTTGAATTACTTCATGAACTGATAGATGAATGTGAGATAAGGATAGAAGGAAAAGAAATGGAATTGGGTAAAAAATAAAGATATGAATAATGAATTTATTGACGGTATTTGGTTTGCCGTTCAGCATATTGTAGTAGTCAGAGATATGCCTGTTGTCGCAGCAGGAATAATTAAGGAATCAGACCTTTCAATTGATGATTGTAAAGCTGCACAAAAAAGGAGTGGTTCTTTCGACAAGCAGATGAGAAAATTTATTAAAACTGAATTAGAGTAAAACAGTATAAATAGAAATGAAAACTTATGTAATTACACTCTCACAGTTTTTCCCGGTAGGACACAATCAATCGGGGAACGAGACGAATTTCAAATATGAGTTCCTATTAGGGCAATGCTGCCCTGATTGTGAAGTGAAACAGGATTTATCGGGGAAAGAAATCTCTCGATGCAACAGTTGTATAAGAGCCTGTTTACGTCCGAAACTTCACACCATACGAACCAATTACTCAATATGGGAGAAACGTATCGGAGAGGTTCAAGCTGGGCAAGCTGTTCTTTCCGTCCGACAGTGGACTGGAAAGCCTTACCGCAGCCCACAGATTGAAGTTGCAAAATTGACATCTGCGACCGGCATAGGCATACAAAAATTAGTGTTTTGCGGGGCGTTGTCACGTTTTAAAATTGAGAATAGAACTATACCATTCACAGAGCAAGTTGCCAATAATGACGGATTATCGCTTGAAAATTGGATTGAATGGTTCAATGGTTACGATCTGAACCAACCTATGGCAATTATTCATTTTACAAAATTCAGATATTGATATGGGTACACATAACTAACTAAAAACCGATATGAGATATGAAGAAATATCGCGTAATGATCGAACTGGATACTTTTGAAATTACAGTATCTGCTATAAACAAGGCTGAAGCCAAGAAAAAGGCTATTGATAAACTTCGGAAGAAGGATATATCAACTATGATCCGAAGAGGATGGCCCAATAATAAAAAAGAAATTGGTATTGATGAAGAATAGCTCAAAAAAAATAGAAGGTAATTATGACAGTGACAGAATTGATAAAAAAATTGGAAAATTGTAATCCGGAAGCAGAAGTCTATATCTACACAGGTGATATCAATCTGATGGTTATTGATGAAGTGGAGCAAGAAGCTCCGGCAATGGTAGTAATTTCATAACAAGAAATATGGAACAATACACTTACACTTTCGACGACGAATTAGAATCAGATCAATTCAAAAATCTGCTTGATGTACAGGGAGTAAGTTATCAATTGAATAATTACACTTTGTTTGGAGGTTCATTTACCGATATAACGATAGATGCACAAATTAAACCTGCCGTAGATACACTCTACTTAGAGGTAAATAAGTATAAAATTAGGATTAACCCTTTAAAATGATACAGCCAAAGCATTACAATTATCACAACCGGTCCGGCCTCGCACAGCGAGAAAGGACTACATTAATCACTTCCGCCAGGAGAAGCCATTAGAAGGAGTATTCTTCACCGACTTCATCCGGGATGTGTTAGAAAAGCGCAGCAGGCGCAAGTCTGAACACTATGCAGCCGTTTATGATGCGATAATAAAGCACATTGATAACTTTTCATTGGAGTTTGATTGTGACATATTCACTAACTCGGTAACAGCAGAATTTCTTGATGATTTCATAGTCTATCTTGAAGATTGCGGGTTACGACATAATACCATTGTAGGATATATTCTAAAAATACAGACTCTTATTCGTAGAGCTTCGCAATACAATTATGCAGTAGATGTTACCTATGATGAAATTGATTTGAAATGTGAGCCTACAAATGCGGTCTTTCTTTCAATGAATGAGATTACAAGGATATACTATTACAAGTTTGTAGGGCAGGATAAGCGGAAAGCAAAAGAGAGAATGAGAGATATGTTTGTATTGGGATGCCTTACTGCTTTGCGTTATTCCGACTATTCAAGGTTGACAAGTCAAAACTTTATAAATAACTATATTATGATCCGAACAAAGAAAACCAATGTGGATGTCAAGGTTCCGGCACATGATTATGTAAAAGAGATATTCGCAAAGTATGGTGGTCAGGTTCCTTGTGGTTTGTGTATTCAGTACTTCAATAAATATTTGAAGGTTATAATGAAAGAAATTGGCCTAAATGACCTAGTTACTTACTCATTTACCAAAGGCGGGAAGTTGGTTACAGTTACTCGTGAAAAATGGGAGTTGATAAGTAGTCACACAGCAAGAAGGAGTGCAGCAACCAACATGTATTTAACGGGACGTATGAAAACGTTTGAGATAATGAAATTAACAGGACATCGCAGTGAGCAAAACTTCTTCCGGTACATCCGGTTAAGTGGTGATGATACTGCACGGTCAATCAGTGGTGATAGTTTTTTTAGAAAATAAAATTATTCATGAAAAGTTTAAATATGAGCAGAAGGAAACAAATAGATGACCGTAAGCGGCTTCTTGTACGGTATCGTATAGATGAGAAAGGATTTGTATCTTTTATTGATCCATGCTGTGATGACATTCCAGCAGCTCTTTTAGGAAAGATTTTGGAAGCTATTTCTAATGTCGAAAAAGAATGGAATAGTAGATTTACTAATGACATTAATTCTTTTCCACCCGATATAATATATGATGAACCAATACTTAAATAAATATAGTATGCATACAAAGGATATTTTCGAACAGACCATGCTCTCATGTGGGTATGTAATTGATAAGATTATACAATACGAAGACTCCCAGGAAGTCCGTAAAGTTGAAGGACGAGTTAAGATCCCTAAGAAGGTGACCATATTCGGGAACCGACAAACGATAATTGAAGAGAAGAAGTTCCGATGGGATGCTGTTGGTCGATGCTTTTCTTTGCGATCTAACACCCGGCAAAGAAGATATGATCTTCCTTTACAGACAATTGTGGAATTTAATAAGCTGAAGGAAACAGAAAAAGAAATGCTGTAGTAATGAGAGAGAGTTTAGAAAAATATAAAATTGTAAATTGGATTTGGGTATATCAATATTTGTCTCTTTTAGGTCCGGAAGAATTCTTCAAATTTGAAGCTCTAGTGAATACATCACTTGATAAGTTGGGGATCAACAGGTATTATGATGTATTGGAGGTACCGTCGGATAATCAGGAGTTATTTATAAAATTCTGCTGTCTTTATATATACAGGCATCCGGAATATGAGTTTAATGAAGATTTTACCCAAGTATGGAGGAAAGAATCGTATGAACAACGGGAAATGGAAGCAAGAAGAAGAAATTTATGTGCGAGAAAACGTGGGTAAAAAGACAATGGAAGAGATGGCCGAATATGTTGGCCGATCCCCATTGGCCGTTAAACTGTTTTTGCATCGCAAAAAGATAGTTGCCGGCCAGACGGTGAAGCGGAACTTAGTACAAGAGATGTTGCGTCTCAAGTTCCGACATCCGGAGAATTTTTCCCCAACGAGGGAATTTTATCGCGAAGTAAACATTAATCAGATGCGGTTTTGGGATATTTATTATGGCCGCAAGCAGGTTACACAACAAGAATACGTTGCGCTATCCGAATATTTTGGACTTACACTCCAAGAGGCATTTGAGGCTAGGCAATTAAGTATGTTTAATGAAGAATAATTATGGTAAGTAAAGAAGAAATTGACCGGATAAAATCAGCACTGAACATCGTTGATGTCATTTCGGAGTTTGTTTCCTTAAGAAGAAGTGGCTCAAATTTCGTTGGTGTTTGCCCATTTCACAATGACAGTCATCCTTCAATGTTCGTTAGCCCAAATAGGCAAACTTATAAATGCTTCGTCTGTGATCATAAGGGTGATGTTATTAATTTTATCCAGGAACATGAGAATATGTCGTTTGCTGAAGCCGTTGAATGGTGTGCGAAGAAAGCAGGAATTGAACTGGAACATCGGGAGCTTACCGACGAGGAGGTGCGTAAAGCGAAAGATTTTGAAGCGATGCGGATCGCACTGAAAGGAGCGGTCATTTTTTTTCAAAAACATCTGCCGGAGGCGCAAAACTATCTCGATAAACGTGGATTCCGGTTGACGGATAAGGTTATAAAAGATTTTGCGATCGGCTATGCTCCTGAAGGTAATTTAGCTGCTCAAGAAATGTTGAAAGCGGGCTATTCCGAGGAAGTGCTAACAAAGGTTGATGTTCTGAAGAAAGCTGCAGAGGGGAGAGTTTATGATAACTTTCGTGATCGAATAATGTTCCCTTTCTTTGATCTGAACGGAAATGTAACAGGTTTTTCTGGTCGATTTGTGGTTCCTAAAGAAAAGGCAGGTAAGTATCATAATACAGGTGATACTCCAGTTTTTAAAAAGGGCACGCAACTATTTGGACTATTACAGGCACGTGGGGCCATTGGGAGAATGAATAATGTCTACTTGGTAGAAGGGCAATTTGATGTTCTATCAATGCATGCTTCAGGTGTCGAAAATACGATTGCCGGCTCTGGGACTGCACTTACTCCGGAACAAGTAAAGTTGATATCCAGGTTTACTCAAAATATAACTTTAGTCTATGATCCTGATGATGCTGGATTAAAAGCTTCTCTTAGGAATTGTGAGCTGCTCCTGAAGGCTGGACTAACTGTACAGTGTGTTCTCCTACCTTATGGAAAGGATCCTGATAATATAGCTTCTGAAGAAAAAGAAAATACGGCGAAATGGCTGATGAATCGGAGAACTGATTTTGCTAGTTACTTTGCGGATATTTTTGCAAAAGACTTTGAAAATCCGGAATCTAAGGAGCAGGCACTGAATACGATCTGCAATTTAATTGCCTATATTTCTTCAGAAACCTTGCGGTTGAACTACGTGAGGAAGATATCCGCTAAGTTTGAGATTACAACAGAAATTATAGAGCGAAAGATACGTGACGTTGTCCGGAATGTGAAAGATATTCCAAAGATTGAGGAGATGAAATCGGGTGTCTATGGCCTTGAACAAATCAAGGAGATACGTCGTGAAGGTGAACCATGTGTACTTACATCGGATTTTGATTTGTTTCTGAAATTGTATGGAGATACCCCTGTTATTCTCTTGCATGGAGTTCCATCTGCGACAGATATCCAAGCTATACGTCGGGAGTGTGCCTATTTTACAACGGATAGCCAAGGGATTTTCATAAATAGAGATGGGGATGAATCGGACTATCTTTCCGCATTGACAATGCTTTATCGTGCCGGTTTGACAAATATAACATTGACTGTAGCTGCAAAAGACCAAGAGCAGAAAGTAGTAGAGGATGAAGAAGGGTACGATCAGGAAGAGCAGCGAATAGACAAAACTTATACATTTATAAAATACTATGTACATCTGCATGGTTTGTTCCTAGCTTCTTATTTTGGAGAAAGAACACCTTTTATTGAACGTTGCGCTGACCTGATCAGTTATGCTGAAGATTCTGTCCGAGTGGTTAATGCTAAATATTTCTATGATAATCTGTCGCTTAGTAAGACTGACTTTAATGAAATATTAAAGCCCTATTTGGCAAAACGAAAGTCCCGCATGGCCATCAATGCCCAACGTACAGATGACGATGATGAAGATTACGATCCGAATGAACTGCCTGGGTATGTAGACGAAAATTCCGAATACAATGAAATGTATCGTCAATGTGGGTTCTATCCAAAGTTGAACAAAGATGGAGAGCCTGTATGTTATATGTTCCGGCAAGAGAAAGGTGGGCATCAACAAATAGCTGATTTCTTCATGACTCCTTTACTCCATATTTATTCGGATGATAAGGAGGCCAATAAACGAGTCCTTAAAATAAATCGGAGATACTATAAAACTCCACTTTATATTGAGGTTCCGTCTAGGGCACTGCTAAAGAAAGCGACCATTGAAGAAGAACTGATTCAACTGGAGGCTGTAAACTTCACATCCGGAGAAGAAAAACACTGGACTAAGATACGAGAATATATGTCCCGGCACTTTATCACCTGTTCAGAAATCCTAACCTATGGAAATCAACAAGTCGATGGGGCTTCACGCCGGGAAGACAATATGTTTTTCGCTTTTTCAAATGGGATATTCCATGTCGTAGATGAACAGCCACGCTTTGAACCTGTCAATGAGCTTGGTGTAGTGACACATAATAAGAAGAACTATTACCTTCCTGCATTTTCTACCATATACGCTGGATCCGGACGTCAGTCTGATAAATATGAGCTTATTTCCCAATTAGTTTATAAAGATATTCCGGCCGAGAAACAATGTAGTTTTGAAAAATGGGCCTCTTTAATGGATCAGGTGTATAAAATCAATGATAATGGTAAATGGGGCATTCTCTTTGCTATAATGTGCGCATTTCGTAGCAATATACACTGTATCGACCGTTTGTTTACAGCTCCTTTCTTTATGGGGCCTATGTCTTCAGGAAAAACGCAAATAGCAATTTCCATTCGCTCTTTATTCATATCTCCGAAAGTGCCCATTTTTAATCTAAATATTGGTACAGATGCTGCGATGTCTACTTTGATGAGTACTTTCAGAGATGTTCCGGTGGTTTTGGATGAGTATAATAACAAAGATATATCCGATGCTAAGTTTCAGGCATTGAAGGGGATTGTTTATGATGGTGATGGTCGGCAAAAAAGGAAAGGCACGTCAGGGAAAGAAATTGAAAATGATAAAGTATATGCTCCTGTGATTCTGTGCGGGCAGGAAACGCCGCAAAGAGATGATAATGCACTAATGTCTCGTATTATAGTATGTGAGGTCCCTAAGCCAAAGAATCGTACTCAGGAGGAGGTTGATCTGTTTAATCAACTCAAGGATATTGAGGACCCTAACAAGATAGGACTTTCGAATGTGCTTCTAGAGATATTAAAGCTTAGGCCATTAGTTATGGACCATTTCAGGACGCTCAAGCAGCAAGCCTATGATGAATTGAAAGCCGAACTGAACAATTCTGGTGAGATAGATCGTCTGATGAAAACAGCATCGCTCTTTTTAGCAACATGTAAACTAGTCGAAAGTCATACTAAGATGAATTTGCCTTTTTCCTACAAAGAGTTTTTTAAGATAGCTTGTGCCAAGATAAAGTTCCAGGTTGAACTGATTAGTAAGACTGATAAGCTTGCTACTTTCTTTAAAGCAATGGATGTAATGATTGATACCAAGGCAATTATTGAGAATCGAGATTTCACCATTGATACACCTGATAAAATAACTATTAAGACTCCTGGAGGAGAGAAGAAGGAAATTGCATTTCCTGCAGGAACCAAAATCTTATTCTTGCGCTTGAGTGCTATTTATACACAGTTCGCTCGGAGCTCTTATAACAACGAGGATTCAACTCAATCTACCATTGAGCAGAATCTTAGATCTCATCCGAGTTATATAGGGTGTGTGCATGCACGGCGCTTCAATTGGCATGAAGTTGTAGAGGTTCCTAGAGGAGGATATGAGGACGGTAATACTAATGATACTGTAACAGTTGATAATACTATGGTCAGGAAAGTGGAAAAGAGATTTACTAATTCAAGCTGCATTGCTTTAAACTATGAAATATTCCAAGATTTGTATGATATTGATTTGCGACGTTCTGGTAGTGAACTCCTTGCTGAATCTGCTGACGATAATAAGCAGCCATTACCATTTTAGTTCGATGTATTTTCTGCCTTATACTCCTCTGCCAGCTCCGCCGGTCGAGGAGTATTCTTTTTATAATAAAGCGGACATTTCAAATTGTATTCAACCCTATCATTTATGAATATCATCTCCAATCCCCCGGACCCCCTAAATTTAAAGAAATACAAAGCAAAGAGAGTGTAATTTTGAAAAGATAATTTTCAAAACATGGCGTCCAACAGTCCAACAGTCCAACAGCCAAAAACTTTTTAAAATGTAAATGCCTGTAGTATAGTAGTATATATCTTATTAAAGTAGTATATATATATCCAACATTGCTGTTGTTTGGTTGGACGTTGTTGGACGTGTTGGATTTACAGTTTTCTACATTCCAACAGAATAAAAAATGACCTGTCCAACAAAATGCCACTTAAAAACCTTATGTTGGATGTGTAGGACGTTGTCCAACAGTCAATCAATGTTATTCTTCTAATACTAAATGGCTGATAATTAGATAACTATTTATTATGTAATAGGGCGTGTTGGACGGTTGGACAGTTGGAAGCAAAAATAAATAAAAGTATTTCAAAAATATCCTTTAACTGAAAAGACTATGATTACGACTAGTATTAATATTGAGCCATATTTGGCTGAATACTTACGTGGAAAGTATAATAATGGTTCTGAAGAAGCATTCAGAATTCCAGACAATACAGACCTTTACCATACAATATGGACATTGATGGCTAAACGACAAAAAAATCAATCTCCTGTTGATAATGGTAATTTGGCGTTTATCCTTCCTGAAAGAAGAATCGGAAAGGATCCTAAAGTTTACAATTTCCTTTCTCCTAACTCTGTACGATTGATAGAGAAAGAAGTACGGCGGATGTTTAACCGTGAACTTCATGCTGCGATGGATGAAAATGATATGAATGGACATCTTTTAAAGAACCTAGATGTTGTGCATCATTTCATGTGCTCGTATTGCATTGATTCTATTTCTGAAGATGCTCTTTTAAAAAACTTCTATAGGTGGAGAGAAAATATACGCAAGAGGAAAACACGTCGAGAATATAAAAAGAGGTTAAAAAATGGGTAAAAAATGACCGACCGAACTATCATTTTTGTCCCCAAATGGCGAAAAAACGTCCGCTGTATGGCGAACTTGTTGAATACTAAACAATTATAAGATTATGAGAGAGTTAACTATTACTTTGAGGGTGAAACCTACAGGAAAAATGAAAAAAGAAGAATATCGTTTTCTTGCTGATCCTTTTTCTTTTACTCCTTCTATTACAGATTCGGTATCAGGCAAATTGTTCGATTGTAGTAAAGACATTACGATTGAAACTCCGGATGTAGATACTCTTCGGGAATTTTCCACTGCTAGGTCCGTTATTGTTTATTTGTGTGATTCTTCAGAAAAGTATATTGCAATAGGTACGGATGACATTCCAGCTTTGGTTTCAATTTCCGCAAACTTGAACACTGCAACCTTGAAAATTTCCAGTAAAATGCTCCAGTCGCCATTTTTGCATGTATAAACAGTCCTTCATAGCCTTCTTTCGACGAACTATCTTCGCTGAAAAGATGCGCTACAATGAATAGGACATTTCTTCGTAACTTACTTATTACATCTAAACTCTTCATCACGGCAGAAGCTTATGCTGCTGCCATGATGGAATGTTTTCCACTTCTGGATCAAAAGAACCCAGTACCAGGGGCTTTTTTCTTTTTATCGGATCCGCCGACTTATAAAGACCAGGTAGATAAGGCGGTGGCTAAACTTAAAAGAGAAATAGCATGTACTGCAGAACTTAAGAGTGTAAGCCTGACTAATGATTTCTCATCCGAGGAACTGCCTGAAGGCTCAATTGCTTATCATCGTATTTGGGGTACAATTACATCTAATTCATCCTGGTATTTCTCTTCAAAGCAATTTGAGAGGGATTTGATTGCTGCAGAGAGTAACCCTTCAATATCTGTGCATTTCCTTCATATTAATTCCGGTGGTGGTGAAGCTTGGTATTTAGACCGGTTGTCGGAAACAATGCACTCACTAAAGAAACCTGTAGAAGTCTTAGTTGAGCAGTATTGTGCTTCTGCCGGTTACTATATTGCTTGTCATAGTGCGAATGGAATACATGCGCTGACGAAGAATGATCAAATCGGTTGCATTGGTACTATGATCAGCTTTTATGACTTTTCTGCTTACTATGAGAAGTTAGGAATAAAACTAATTCAAGAGAAATCGAGTCTATCTCCACTCAAGAATAAGAAATTTGAAGATTTACGTGCTGGGCACCCGGAACAATATATTAAAGAAGTTCTTGATCCACTTACCGTTCAATTTTTAAATGAAGTAAAATCTTCTCGTCCTAAACTTGCCAATCTCTCTGAAGATGATCCGGTATTCCAAGGTGAAACATTTGATGCTCAACATTCGATTGATAAAGGGTTAATTGATTCTGTGATGACCCTTCCTGAAGCTATTGCCCACGCAAATTCACGTGGACAGGAATACTTGGATAGCATTTCCCTCCGAAATAAAATAAATCAGTATGTCTAATTTAACAATTAATTAATTATGAATTTTAGAGAAAAACTTCGAAAGGTCTTACAGCTTTTGGATTTATCCCAGAAAGCGGCAGATAAACAACTTGCATCTGAGGACATTACAGCGATTGCTACCCGTTATCAGAAAGAGTTTCAAGCAACTCTTAGAGAGGACATGGATGCTGACTCTAGGCAGCCAATGTCTCAGGAAGAAATGAACCAGTTGCAAGCGTTACTGGCAGGTATTGTACCTTCTACGGAAAAGACTGAAGGGACTGCTAATTCAGAGGAAAGTCCGGTAACTCAATCGGAAGCTACTCCAGAAGGTATTCTTGAATTAGCTAAGAACGTTGCAAAGCAAAATGGTGAATTACAAAAGCTAGTGAAAACAATGACAGAGCAAACAGCAGAAGATACTGCAGCTGCTGTTGTTACAACTCCTACTACAATGAGAATCAATGGACCTGGCACTACTGCCAAATACCTGTTTGGTATTGAAACTCCTATGTTTGATATGTCGAAACGTTGGAATAAGATAGCCGAAAATCCGAATTACTCTTCTACTGATATCGAAGAAGGTGAGGAGAAGGCTTTCTTTCAAGAAGTATCGGTTTTCTCTAAATCCCTTGCCAAACGTTATGAATATCTGAATAAGAATCATTTGCTTGATCCCGTGAAATTGGCTGCTGGCGAGTTTTCTACAGATTTTGCAGGTGTTGGTGATGCGAAAGTCGGTGATCAATATGTAATTCGTCGTCAAGATGCATTAATTGCACATGTACTGAAAGCACGTGATTTAACTCAGTTCTTTCCGATTCGTTATGGTATTCAAGATCATGACTTAGTTTTCAATACTTTCTTTGATGAAGTATCTCAAGGATGGCAAGAAGGTGAAGTTTGGAAAGGCGGCATGAAGCTTGAAAACGAAATGGGGCATGTTGATGATGCAATGATCAAAATGAAGTTTGGACCAATGAAGAAGTTGGAACGAATGTATATTGGTTACCTCAATAAAGAAGGCTCTGATCCGATCAAGTGGTCTTTGATTGAATATTGTATTGTCAATACTCTGGAAACAGCCCAAGTTGAACAAAACAAGCGTCGAATTCGTGGAATCTACGCCACTCCGGAAAAAGGTGTTCCATCTCATTTCCTGAATGCTTCCACGGGACTCATTTATACGCTGATTCGTTATTATCACGAGAATAAGATTCTCTTGCATGATGATGTAACTTATCGCTCTTACACTAAAGAGAATATGGTGGATGCAGTTAAGGAGTTTGTTGCTGATATTATTGAAAAATGTACGGAGGATATGGATCTGGATCAGCATGTTATTTACCTTAATAATTTGCATCAGACTTGGTGGAAAGAAGGTTGTCGGGCACGGTATGGCAAAGATCTTGATTTTACCGGTCCTGATAGCTATTTGAATGTTGTTCCTGATACGACACTTCATATCAAATGGCTTCCTTATCTGGGGCAAAGTTGCTTGATGTTCCTCGATATACCGGGGAATATCCAGTTCTTAGAATATATTCCGGGAGAAATGATGGCCTTTAAAGCTAAGGATGATATGGAGATGGTAAAGTGCTGGTCAACTTGGAAAGAAGGTACTGCAGCTGCTTTCTTAGGTCGTCGTTTCAAAACGCACGAAGAACTCGTTGAAAATAACTATGAATGGCAGCAGATATTCATGAATAAACCTTCTGTCGATGTGGCAGTTGATGCGACTGTTATTGATGCGAAAAAAGGTTTCTGGCAGGTTACTTCAGAGAACACAAAAGCAACTGCAATCACTGATATTAAAAATGCGAAAGCAGGTATTGGGTATCTTATTGAATGTGGATCTAAAACTAACGCTTCTACTATCTCGAAGTCCGGAAAGTTTGCTGATATCACAGCAAACTATACTCCGACAAAAGAGGGGGATTACATCCTTGTTCTTTTGAATAAAGACGGTAATTTCCGCGAACTTGAACGGTGTGTAGGAGGAATTCGTACTGTCAATGCAGTTTTGCAACCAAATCTTCCTGGCGTAAGATAGTTGTTTTCAGTTTTTTATAGGTGTTTGTTTTCAGGGGTGGGAGTTCTGCCCACCCTTTTTTCTTAATTACAAAATTAATTTTTATGAAAGCTAAAAAAGTTAGTAACCCTTATAAAAAAGGGAATCAATATGCACGTAAAATGCAGGTAAAGCTCTTTTTATCTCTTGCACTTCTTTTTGCCATTGTTTTTGTTGTTGGTATGTTCCTGGATCCTGATCATTCAATGTTTTGCATGACAGGATTCTCTGGAACATCTTTGGCTTCTATGATGGCCATTGGTAGCATAGATGACGTTTCTGATAAAGTAACTCATGGCTCGAATATAGCTTATAAGATTTATTTGATTGATGTTCATCAAATCAATTCGAATGTGAAATTTCCTAAGCCTAATGCTAATCGAGAGGTCGCGACAATACCAATGCTCTCGGGACAATATATGCAATATTTTGAGGCACATGATATTCCGACTTATGTGGGCAATGGGGAGAAAGGAGATATAACGACTTCTGGTACGAACCAATTTGTAGCAATCATGGGCGGTATGAGGGATCAGCTTCTGAACTTTACAGAAGAACATGCCGGCGGTAAGTTTGTGATTTTATTTAAGGAGATTGGCGAAGATCAATGGTATATCTTAGGAGAATATGATAGACCTATGGTATTGAAAACTTATGAAGCAAAAAATGACAAAGATGGCCGTTATATAACCTTCACTTTTGAACGTACTTCTGTGACACAGTATCATAAATATGTTGGTGATATTGTAAAGGCTCCAGCAGAGGTGCATGCAGCGGGGACTAAAGAGCTGGCTATTAAACCTACAAGCAACTCTTATGAGATACCAAATGGAACAGCTGCCACTTATGTCATTGAGACAGTATCAGGTTTGACAAATAATGATAAAGGTCGATATATTACCTTGACCGGTAGCGGAACAGATAAGGCAGCTACAATTGCGGACGGAACGACGTTTATCTTGGAAGATGGAGCAACATGGACTGCAAAGGCCGGTTCTTCTATTACATTCCGAGTCTTGGACCCTGCCACTCTTATTGAGGTTTCTGGAAGTAGAATTCAAACAGCGTAAGTTATGTACGGATTTAAAGAGAAAACGAAATATTTTAATGAGTTACGTAATACAGCGGTAGCTGAAGCAGATTTAAGTCTGCTTCAGGAAACTGCTCCGGCACATCCTAAACTCAAGATGTTTGCCCGTAACCCGCAACGTTATGCAGATGACATCCTTTATACATTGCTAGACTTAAAGTCAAAGGAAGCCATCCGGATAAATCGTCGTGAAATAGAAAAAGCTAAAGAAGAAACTGGAGCGGAATATATACTTGATACCGGTGGAACATGTGCTGGAGCAGAGATTCAATCAGACGGAAACACAGCAACTTGTTTGGGAAATCAGCCAGGAACAGAGGGAACTTCTGTACAGGAAGAAAAGAACTCTTTTGAAATCGATGCCGAGATTTACGAAAAACAGGCTGAAGCGGAACTTCGTGAGCAAGAAAAACAAGAGGCAGAGGAACGTGCATCTCAAGCGGAAGAACAAACAGAAGTTTTAGAGCAAGAGAACCAGGAACTGAAAGAAGAGCTTGAAACGGAACAGGAAGCAAGAGTTGAAGCCGAAGACCGTGCGGAACAGGCAGAGCAAGCCTTGGAAGAAGAGAAAAAAAAAGAACCTACCAAGGTAGCTCCAGAAAGCAAAAGCACGAAGAGTACCCGCAAATCGACTGGGAAAACCTCGAAGACGAAAACGTCCAAATAGCTACGATCCTATATAATGATCGTGTGGTGACTTGGAAAAAGATGAAGCAGCTCGATGAATTGCTGGATAAGAAACCGACAAGGCGTGCAGTCGTTGATATGGCTGAACTCCGGATCCGTAACTTACTAGCATTCTCCGAGCTGCAAACGTACAACGACACTGGAATGTTTCGGTATAAGCATCCGCTTATTGTTCATCGGTCGGAGAGAGCTGAATTGGAACGTTTACGGGCGTCCGACCCTTTGGAGTTCCTTCGCCGGTATAAGAACTGTTCCGATAACATTCGCAGATACGAATCCTTTCTAAAACGGCCTGAACGCAAAGATAAACGGTCGCAAGATAAAGAACACCTTCGTCGGTTTCGTGACCGAGAAGCCTTATTTAAATCAATTCTCGAAGAATCAAAGTAGATTATGGAAAAGCTAATAGAAGTATTTAATTTGGGTGGCCTACCGACTGCCCCGCTAGATTCGTTCTTAGAGCTTCAGGAGGATTTTAAGAAATCGGATCCTGATAAATTATCGAAACTACAGATGCTTATTATTACCCGTGGTTTCAAGTATGCATTTAAAGCCTGGAAGGATCCGGATGGAAAGCTGTGGATCATCGATGCCCATCAACGACGTAAAGCATTGCTTGCATTACGAAAGTCGGGGTTTATAATTCCTGAAATTCCTTATGAGCCTATTTTTGCTGCAGATAAGAAAGAAGCTGTTGAAGAGATAGCAGCATATAATTCGGAGTTTGCCACAAAGAATCCTGATACATTACTTTTTAAAAAGTACAATATAGATACCGATACGATGGAACGTTTTAACCTCGGTTATGAGGTGAAAGCTGTCGATTATTCTATTGCGACTCCTTTGTTTACCCATGAACATGAATCAGAAGGCATTCAGGAAGATAACATTGAGTTTTCTATTCCTTCAGATGAAGAAGATTCTCCAGGTTCTGTTTTTGCCCAGCCTGGTGATATATGGCTACTAGGCAATAATCGGCTGATGTGTGGGGATTGTCGTTCCAAAGCGGATGTATCTGCAGTAATGAATGGTCAATACGCTGACTTGCTTGTAACGGATCCTCCATATAATGTTGCATATCAAGGAGCGACAGAAGATGAACTTACTATTCAGAATGATTCGATGGAAAACGATCTGTTCGCCACTTTCCTTCGCCAAGTCTTTACTGTCATGTTTTCAGTCTTGAAACCGGGTGGTTCTTATTATGTATTTCATGCGGATAGTGAGGGGGAGAACTTTCGTGCATCTCTCCGGAAAGTTGGATTTAAAATAGCACAATGTTGCGTTTGGGTAAAAAACTCAATGGTCATGGGACGACAAGACTATCAATGGCAGCATGAGCCTTGTCTTTATGGCTGGAAACCCGGAGCCGGTCACTTTTGGAACTCGGATCGCAAACAGACAACAGTTTGGAACTTCGATAAGCCACAACGCAACGCCATCCATCCCACTATGAAACCAATTGCACTAATGGCATATCCTATATGTAATTCTAGTGCACCCGGACAAATTGTAGTAGACTTTTTCTCCGGATCCGGTTCTACACTTATGGCTTGCCAACAGACGGATCGAATTTGTCATGCGATAGAAATAGATCCACGCTATGTATCTGCAACTGTATCCCGATATCGGGCAATGTTCCCAGAGCGGGCAATCCGGTTGATCCGTGGTGAGGAATTGATGACTGCAGAAGAAACTCTAAAACTTATTGTATGAAAAACGAGCTGACACCTACCTCTGATGTAGATCAGATCACTCAAATCGGTGAAGAATATGTATCCCAGGTGCGCACATTTGGCGCACTTGGATACACACCGCAACGCATCTGTAACCTTCTTGGACTTCGTGGGAAGGAGAAGTTAGCGTTGATTGTCCGGATCACTCTTACTGGAGATGTATATTACGATGCATACAACAATGGACGTGCTCTAGGAGAATACAATATTGATGCGGAACTGGCGAAAAAGGCAGAAGCTGGAGATATTGATGCTATTAATACCCTGGAAGAGCGTAAAAATTTACGTGTTGAACTAGACCTACGAAAACAATTGTTTGGAGTATGACACAATTAGACCACCTTGATAAAATACATCCGGATCTAATTTCGGAGTTTCTGACAACTGGATGTTGTTCAGGAATTCCGGAGGAGATTCGGCTATTTTTAAAGCAGTTGCAATGGGCTGCAGAGATATTTGAGTATGAGAGGAATATTACTCGTGCTGCCAAGCTGTTACGGCAGAGGATTAATGCTTCGCAGCAGATTAATATTGATGAACGGACCTGTAAGGCCCGTATCTATGCCGCTATAAACTACTTTAATATCGATAACAATGTATCTATCAAGGTATGGGAATCTAATTACGCAGACAAATACGAAGATTTAGCGAAATTATGCGCTGTAAGAGGAGATTACAAGACACAGGAGAAATGTTACAACGCAGCCTTAGAGTGCCGGCGTAGAGCTTCAGAAATAGCGGAAGCAGACCGTGATCTTGGCATCGTATTCCTGATCTCTCCGAACCTCACTCCGGAAGAGCTTGGTTTCCAAAAGAAATCAATAAAAGAAATAGCTCGCAAAAACAATGAAGGGTTTTATATCAACCTTATTGATTCTCTTCCTATTGAAAAAGCGGATAAGAAACGTTTGTTACGTGATGCTGATATTCAGGAGGCCGAAATTGTAGAACCTGAAGAAACTGGAGAGTAATATGGGAATAGAACTTTATTCACAATCATCGCAATCGCTTAGTGCAAGTTCTACGACTTTTGACTTGACTGCAACTTTTGAAGAATGTTATCAGAATGTAATGCAGATTAGAGCGAATGCCATTGATTCAAATGTACTTATTGTCGAAGCCGGCCGTGCGACAGGTAAGACGGAAGGGGTTATGGGGCCACGTATTATTCGAGTAGCAAACGATATGCCTGGGGAACTTTCGTTCTTGGTTCATAAAACATACGTAGCACTCATGACAAATGTTTGGCCTAATATTCAGGCGTATTTTTCCAAACCAGTTGGTGATGGACGGCGCTCCATGCTTGAATATGGTATTGACTATATTGTAGGTGAATCAAAAATACCGTCTCACTTCAGAAAACCTCGATATCCGATTGCTTATCCAAAGCATAGTATCTTATTTCGTGATGGTCATCATCTTCAGATGGTGAGTTCTGATCAGCCGGAATCCGTAGCCGGCCGATCAGGTGTTCATGCCTTTGTTGAGGAAATGAAACACAATAAAGGCGAGAAGTTAAAGACTCGTTTGTTCCCGTCTTTACGTGGTTCTTCGGCTTCTATTCGAATGTCTCCTTATTATCAGGGAATAACAGGTGTGTCGGATACGGCCCGCTTGGATTTAGGAGAAGATAATTGGTATGAAGAATATGAGAATAACGTCAATCAGGAGCTTATTGATGAGATTGCGTCCGCTGCTTTATATTTACATGCTGCTTTATATAAAATATATCGGAACAATCACCGGTTGAGAGAGGAAAAGAATCCTGTTATCATTGAAGCCCTACGTTTGGAAACAGAAAAAGCGAAACGTGTTGTAGCAACTTGGAAGCCACGCCTTGCGGATATGCGTAGAAATGCGAGTTATTATATCCGTGCTTCTTCTTTCGCTAATAAAGACATACTTGGGCCTAAGTTTTTCCGTACCCAGTTAGAATCACTTGACATTGATGAGTTCCTGACTTCTATTTGTGCAATCCGGAAGAAGGAAGTCGTTAATAAATTCTTCGCAAACTATCGAAAAGACAAACATCAATTCTCTGATGGATATCGCTATGAATCAATTTTGAAGTTAGATTTGCGTGAACACTTTGTTTTAACCTCCAGATATTTGAAGTACTATGATAAACGTGAACGGATTCTTCTAGGTTACGACCCCGGACACTTTTCCTGTGTTGTTGCTGCTCAAGAGAAAGATTATGGTCATGAACTCCGGGTTCTAAAAGAATTCACTTGCTACTATCCGGCAGAACAGCCGGAACTGGCAAAGCAAATCTTTGAGTTTTTCGGAACTGACGCAATTAATAAACAGATTGTGCTTTATCACGACCGGGCGGCCAATAAACGCCGGGAGGACCTCGAAAAAATAACTTCTGATGCTCGTATATTGAAAAGAGAATTAGAGAGTTACGGCTTTTCAGCTGAACTCATGAACGAAGGACAGTCTACTATTTACCACTGGCAGCAATTTAAACTTTTATTGCTCTTGTTTGGTGAACGAAGTAATGCATTACCTGTATGCCGGATAGATGAGAACGAGTGCCCGAACCTTTGTAGTGCTATTCCTTTATCTCCACTCAAGAAAACAGACGGGCGTATTGAGCTAGATAAGTCCTCCGAAGTTAAAGTACCGTTAAAGCACCAGGCAGGACTAACAACACAGCTTCCTTCTGCACTTATTTACTTACTTTTCGGGCTATATGGTGACAGAATACAAAGTGAATTAAGGAACATACCGGATGATTTGCCCGAAAATTTAGTAGTATAATGTATTTGTTAGAGTGATATAGTAAGTTCCGAATTTTGTATAATACTATGTGTTTGACATTGCTTTGGTATCTAAAATGCGGGTTATCAGCCAAAAGCCATTTTGAAAACAAAAATAAGAAAAATCGAGAGGCGAAATTCTCCACGCCCCGCTGAAAAAGCGGTTTGAGGTGCAAAAAAATGCATTTGTCAGGAAATATGACATCCCCCTGGGAGCGTCCTTTCAGGAGGGGGGTAAAAACGATAATTTCGGGCATGGAAACGACGATGACAGGCATAGGCGCACTGCAATGGGCAAAGGAGTTGTCTAAGTTGCCAAACGGCTGCTTTACCATTGCCTTCTTCCCTTACTCCAGGCAGAAAGGGGAGTCTTCCGAGAAGTTGGTTGTGAGGGAGGGCTGTACTTTCCGGACACAACTTCCGGAAGAACGATTCAGCATTGATAGTGAGAACTTCTTCCTCTTTAATGATGGGAATGGTGACCCAAAGATGTGTTATCGCATACTTATTCGTTACATGGGATTTCCTCAAGATGGATATAAATTGCATAAAATAGACTGGTTATGAGTGATAGTTTAGAGATGTTGGGAAATTATGGTTGCTATGTGGATACCGGAAGCACCATTTCCTTTCAGTTAGGAACGAATCCTGCAGCGGGGTTAAAGGATCCGGGCTTCGTTAATTCAAATACTGTTCTTCCTGCAGACTACAATTGGCAATCAATTGGAGGGTTCAACGTATGTTCACGTGGAGCGAATAACATGAAGTGCGAAGAAGTGGAGAGCGATATCAAGAAGAATCGTTTATTGCCTCGGTTGATAACAAAACAAGTTAACATGCTGTACGGCCTCGGGCCGGCTATATACATTAAGAGCATAAAGAACGGGAAGCTTGTTAAAGAATGGACGGACTGTCCCGAAATAACTACTTGGTTAGAATCTTGGAAGGATCGTGGTTTAGAGTCTGATTATAAAGAGGTGGCTAAGGGAAATATAAAGAACTACTATTACTTTCGTGATTACTTTGTGAAATGGCGCATGACGCTTGGTAACCGTATCGGGGAGCAATTACCAGTAGCTGGTCTTGAGTTGATGGAGAATAGACGGTGTCGGTTGGCCACACAAAAAAGGGATGTTGTCACAGAACTGATCAATTATAAGGACTTCACTCATATTGCCGTTGGACGTTGGAGTTATGGGGTTTCTAAATATTTGTTTTATCCACGTTTGGTGCTTAGTGATATTCGTAACATTAAATGGGCTGCAATATCCCATCATCGAGAAAAATCGGTTAGTGAATTCTATGGTGTAAATGAAACTCATGAAGGGACAAAAGCTTATATCAAGGGCTCAAACGATACGGCTAATTACATAAACTCTTTCTTAAGAAATTCGTTAGCTGCTAAAATTCATATTATCATCCCGAATGCATGGGCAGAATCAAAACGTGCACAGATAACGAAAATATGCAATGAAAATCAAGAGCGGAAAAGAAAGAATGAGTCATTGTTAACTTATAATGGGATTGATATCGGGACTACCTATAAGGAGTCGTATTTTCTAATGTATCTCAAGCAAGAACTCCGTAATATTAGTGAGTATCTTTCTGGGGCGGACAACCAGGGAAAGGCTTATGCAACTCTTAGTTTTAAAACCGGATCCGGTGAAGAGGAACGGTGGAAGTTTGAGGTTTTGGATTTGAAATATAAAGAGTATATTGACGCTCTTATTACTTATGACAAGCGTGCTGATGAAGTGCTACTTTCTTCTGTTGGTCTTGATTCGTCTATATCTAGTGTATCCAAGGATGGGGTCATCTCAAAGTCTGGAGCTGACGTATATTATAATTATTTGATTTACCTGATGTCGCTAACTCCGGATGATGAAATATGCTCTGAACCTTTTAATATGGCTATTCGGATAAACTTTCCTGAATTATACAAGCAAGGATATCGCTTTGGTTTCTATCGTGAAACACCTAGCCGGCAAGAAGAAGTAACTCCTAATGAACGACTAAATAAACAACAATCATGATACTGAAAGACTTATTTACAGACATCTCCGGATTTGCGGAGTTCGTGCCTGGTATTGACTCGAACACAAACCTTTCGCTACTTAATAGTCATGCAGTAACCGCTTATAAGAGAATTGCGAATATTGTGAGTGTTCCTGTATATAATAATATCATTAAAAAAGGTGCAGGTGAACTATACGATCACCTCCGAACTGCGTTGGCTAATCTAACGATGGCCAATGATACAGTCTTTGATGTACTTCGCAAACGTAAAGCGAATATTGATATCTACAAGTCTGAACAGGAAGCTATAAGAAGGGCTTATTATGAGAATTATTATAATGCTATGGATTCCCTTATTGCGCTCCTGAATAGTACCGAGGACTTAGGGTGGGATAAAACCAGGTATTATAAGATGCTTGATAAACTGCAGATAAAAACAACAGAAGAATTCGATCTTTTGTACTGCATTGATTTATCATATCTTTTCTTCTTTCGCTGTATTCCGATACAGATTGAAGTTTTGGAGGAGAATCTAACCGGTTACCTGGAACGTGCAAAGGAGAAACCATCCGTCTTGTCATTAATTAATCGAGCGCTTGCAAAGAAGGTAGTAGCTGTTGCCTTAACAAGGTTTGATATCTTGGAGTTTCCTTCCACTATCCGGAATCTTTTTGATGATTCAAAAGCAAGCAGATCCGGAAGGGATGAACAGGAGAGACTGCTTTCTTTATCTGTTCAGTTGCAGGAACAGGCCAATAGCTTGATTAAAGATATCGACTTATTATTATCTGATCCACAGGATACTGATATTGAGACTGAAACTTCATTCAATCAACCGGAAGATAAAATACAATTAATGCCATGATTGAGTTTTGTGTACATCAGGAAAAGTTTGCGGTACCGAACGCCTGGGAGGAATTGACTCCGGAACTGTTTGAAGGTATTATGGGAGATATGGACTTAGTCACAAAAGGAAAGCTTTCACCGGGTATGCTTCAGATTAAACATGTTTGCCGTGCAATGGGATGGAATCCGCGATCACTTGCTCGAGCTAAAGATGAAGATACTTTGTCAAACTTAGCTTGGTTAGGAGAACAAGTAGACTTTATTTTCCGTGTTACATATCCGGATCAGGATGCTGCTCTTCAGGATTTGTCTAAAGATGATTTTATTAAAGCGAAGAAAACGCCTCCGGAGAGATTGGATTTACCGATTGCCAGGTATCTCTCAAAACTGGATTATAAGTTCGTTTTGAATAGTTGCTTTTGTGTGCAATTAATTCCTTATGTATCCATTCAGGGGAAATTGTATCCTGGGTATAGTATCGATACTGGTTTTAATCAGCTGACTTGTTCCCTTACAGCCTTGCAATTTATAGAGGCTCGCTCCCTGTTGGGATGTAATAAAGAGATGTTACCTTTGCTTGCTGCTATTTTATATCATCCTGGTCCGTATGATTCGGAATCTGCACATACATTAGCTAAGTCGTTTGAAAGACTATCTTCAGAAACCTTGCAAAGTATTGCATTCAATTTCTCGTCGTTTGTTAATTATTTGTTTTCAAAGACACAGTTCCGGATCTTAGTTGCCGGTGAGAGTGAAAAGAAAAGTCTTATAACAACCGGTGCGCTTGAATCATTGTATAACTTAAGCAATGATGGATTAGGAGATATTTCGACGGTTGAGCAAATGAACCTAATCAAGTATCTTACAATTTTGCGTAAAAAACTGATAGAGGCTGTACAGAGCATGGGGAGTGCGGAAATGCCTGTTGTGGATATCGCTAAGAATACAGGTTTGCCAATTTCATTAATAAAACAAATTATATGATTTTCGAGATTCTCAAATATTATGCTCAGTTCCCGAATCATAGTAAGGTACTTGAGATCTTTGCAAAGGGGAGGAGTGATCTTCCTGAATACGCTGCAATTCAAGAAGAAATAAAAAGCCTACCTAAATATTCCCGGATCCAAGGATTAGACTATTATATTTTTGGGCAAAGTTTTGATTCTGTTAAGCAACGTGTTGATGGTATTGTTTCCGGGACATATTTGTTTGTGGAAATTGGTGATATCATGTCTAAACGTGATCAGAAGAATAATATCCAGGATGAAGTGCAAATGGCAGTCACTATTGCTGCAAAATCAGCAGAAATGGATCTGATAGAGGAAGCGATACAATCAAGGCGTACTCTTTCCATGATGCAACAGTTACGAGTTGCCATGACATCTGACCAGAGGAATACTCCTTGGTTGAAGGAATTGTCTTCGTCATGTCAAATACGACCGTTTGTAACAAAAGAATTTGCTTCAATTGGCTGGACATTGATGTTCGATAGAGAGGGTAGTGACTTATTTGATATAAAGCGTCTATTTAATCGTGAGTGATTGGCTAAATATTAGGATATATAACTTGTAAATATTGATAAAATGAAACGTGATACAAAAGAAGCTATTCAGTATGGGAGTGCTATTGGTATGCTTATATTAGGCTCTGCTTTGGCAATTGCAGGGTTCATTATGTCACATGGTGAAATACATGATAGTGTATTATGGCTCTTTGCGCAGTGCTTGCTATATGCAGGGGCTGTATTTGGAGTTTCAGTCTACATAACAGATCGGTTTAATAGGCTTGAGAATAAGTTGTTCAATAAAAAAGAGGAGGAATCAAAATGAAGGTAATCGATGCAATTATCATCCATTGCTCGGCCACACGTGCCGGACAAGATTTACGTGCAAAGGACATCGACCGGATGCACCGGGTCCGGGGATTCAATCAGATTGGTTATAACTTCATTGTTGACCTTGATGGAATGGTTGAAAATGGTCGTCCGCTATCCATCGACGGTGCTCACTGTAATACGAAAGGATTCTCTGATTCATCCTATAATAAACATTCTGTTGGCGTGTGTTATATTGGCGGACTGGATGCGTCCGGGAAGCCGGCAGATACAAGGACGTCCGCTCAAAGAGCTAGTTTACGGCAATTAGTCGCGAAGCTCTGTAAAGAGTATCCTATTATCGAGGTTCTCGGACATCGTGATACTTCTCTTGATCTGGACGGTAGCGGAGAAGTAGAGCCGGCAGAATACATCAAGGCCTGTCCCTGTTTTGATGTTCGTTCCGAGTTTTCTAATTTTCTTCGTAATACAGTGATCCGGCCATGAAAGTGCTAATTTATATAACCATATTCCTGATGTCGGGAATATGGTTAAGTTCCTGCAAGGCTTCCCGCAACATGGAGACGGAGAAGCAGATTGACTATTCAGGGGATTTCTTGTATCTGCAAAACTTAATAGAATCCCTACAGCTGGATGTGAATAAGCAGACGAAAATTACTACTGACAAATTTAGTGATCTGAAGATTGAAAATACAACTGTTTACTTATCTGCTCCGGATTCAACAGGGAAACAATATCCGGTGAAAGAAAGTATCACTACTACAACTAAGCAGGATCAGGAACGTACAGAAGTTGATGAAACATTATCCATTACTTTGCAGCAGTTCTCGAATCGAATTGATACTATTAGTAATAAGGTTAATGTTTTGCTGAATCAAAAAGAAACTGTCGTAGAGCTATCATGGTGGGATTTGCATAAGGATAAAATTTATATAGGTATCATTATTTTAATCGGCACCTGTTGGTTTGTGTGTAGAATAAGAAAAAAATAACTACCTTTAAATTCATAATAAAGAAACTTTGGTTGCCCCGGCTTGGGAAAGTCGAGGTATTACGGGAAGATAAAGTGTATATAGGCATCATTATACAATCGTTCTACATAGGAAAAGAAATAATATATTTATTGTATATAAATCGTCTTTTTCGTAATATTTCGTGCTAAGATTTTTATTTTGAATAAAAAATAAATGAAAAAATGAGTAATATTTAGATAATATTTTATACATTTGCGCAAATGTTAAAGCGAAGTTATATGAAAAGTGAATATCTAGGCCAAACATCTTTCTCATTTTTCAATGCAGGGAGACAACAGGAGACAATTGAATTAGTACAAGACAATATGGAATTATTCCATATTATTGCCCGTATTATCGAAACTAGCAAGGAGCAATTTGAGAATAGAATAAAAAGTGATCCAATGATTGATTTGTATGATGATAGAACATACTATATACATACATTGACTCGAATTATTAAAGTGAATATTAACCGAGCGATCGACGGTGGGGAACTTAATTTATTTAAAGCTAGATATAAACAATGTCAGTATTATGTTTCATCTGACTTATTCTCAATCTATATAAAGAAATTAAACGAAAAGGGATTGCCAAGCTATGCCGAATCGGTAGCCTCTGATTGCCGTTTGCATAACCACGAGCAATTGCCTTGTGTATTTATTGGCCCTCGTGTTGATAATAGTGGCTTTGTTGGAGGAACCTGTTTGGCTATAACTAATGGAAAAGATGAAGTCTATTGGGTTCTAGATATAAATCCAGAGGAGCAAAGTGTTATTAACTCTATTGATTTTGCACTTCAAGAGAAAGAGGTAGATGAAATATGCAAACCTAAGGAAGAGTTTGTAGTTCGTAGAAAGAAAGCTGAATAATTATGATTGAATATAATCCTGATAGAATCAAACTCGCAAGGGAAAGTGAAGGCTATACTCAAAATCAATTAGCTTTAAATTTAAAATCACTTTCTCAGAATAAATTGAATCGAATAGAAAATAGACAAACTATTCCTTCTGATGAGGTTATGAAAGAGATAGCTGATTTTTTAGGATATCCTATCTCCTTTTTCCAAGTATCGAATGGGATTATTCCATATATAAAAGAATATTACTACCGTCGTAATTTAGGAATACCACAAAAACAGAAAATGGCTTTTGATGCTCAAATGACCATAATAGCAGAAAATATTGATATTTTATTTGAAGCTATTGAAATTGATATAAGAGTTCCATTTATAGATATAGAGGACGAAGAAATTACCCCGGAAAGAGTTGCTCAAAAAGTGAGGTCATTGTTCAGTATTGAGAAAGGACCAATTCATAATATCATGAGTGTAGTTCAGAAGATGGGTATTATAATTCATTATATAGAACCTCCTTTTTCAATAAAGGTTGATGGGGTATCTTTTATCACAAAGAATGGACTACCAGTTATATTGATAAATAAGAATGCTTCAAATTCAAGAACAGTATTCAATGTTTGCCATGAGTTAGGACATTTGATAATGCACTATAAGTATATGGTTTCTGATAAGAGAGATGTAGAAGACGAAGCTAATAGATTCGCTTCTGAATTTCTAATGCCTGCTGAAAGTATAAAAAACTATCTCTATAGATTGGATGCCCCAAAACTTTACGGTCTTAAAACTAATTGGAAAGTTTCAATTAAATCATTGATATATAGGGCTAAATTCTTAGGCTGTATATCTGAAACTCAAAATAGACGTTGGATGATGTATTACAATGCAAATAAATGGAGCAGTAATGAACCCTTTGAGTTTGAAGTAGAATCCCCTCGGCTGTTAGATAAGGTATTCAACATTTATTTCGATGAGTTTGAATATACAAAAGAAGAGATGCTAAAACTACTTCGTTTGACAGAGAAAAAGATTGTAGCATATTATGATTTACCGGAGGTTAAAAAGCACTTTAATGCAGAACCCAGAAAGTTAAGATTGATGTTATAGATATTTTGTTATTCGCCCCGTCTCACTGATTCGGGGCTTTTCTTTTGCTTATCTCATTTATAATTATTATATTTGTGTACAGACGTGAATGTCTGTTGTATCATCTCTCTACGGAAAAGTTGCTAATTTTCGAAAGCGGGAGACAATACGTTATATTATATACTCCAAAAAGAATGAGCCTCGACTAAGTGTAGTCGGGGCTTTTTTATCTACTATTACTAATGAGAATCTGGAAAGTTCGATAGAATAGAAATAATATCTCATTTTATGTACATCGGTAGAAATAAGTAGTACTTTTGTCATGGAATCCCCTTATTCTAAACCGCGGCGGTGGAATTTGCCTCGACCATTCGGTCAAGGCTTTTTATTTTCTGAAGCAAATATTTTTTTAGAAATAATATTTTTCTATATATTTGCTCTATACATTTAATATAGAAGAAAATGAATGAATTAGATGAATTTAAGACTGTTTTAATAGTCGGAAATGGATTTGATTTAAATATAAATTTTCCTACATCATATTCTGATTTTATGGGAAGCCAATACTTTAATGAGCTAATTTTAGCGAATGATAATTGGTTGGCGCAATATCTAAACTATAAAAAAAAACAAGATGGTAATTGGATAGATATGGAAAAAGAATTAGGTGTTTACGCTAATATATTAAAATCAACACCTTCAATACAAAATGAGTTAGTACATAAAGTCTTAAAAGGTAAAAGAATCTTAGATATTTCAGAAATCTCAACTTGTTTCAGAAAAGAATATTTTCAGTTGTGTAACGCCTTGAAAAAATATTTGATAGATATCGAAAATAACGCAAAAAGTAATAATGCAGATATAACAAAATCAGTTGCGCATACTCTTATACGAGATATAATAATTGATAGGATACCATATTATGTTGTTAATTTCAATTATACAAGATTTGTAGAATGTATAATTAAAGGTTTTGACCCTATCCCTGATTGTAAAATCCTACAAATACATGGTTCTCTAAAAAAGGATATAGTTTTTGGAGTACAAGATAGTTTGTAAGCATCCGATAAAGTACACATTGTAGACCTAAAAACTCTTCTATTACTTTGC